TTTGAATTCTGTTGATGAGTATTTAGAAGCTCCGAAAGAAACTTTAGTTTTAACTAAAGATATGGAGGTTAATTAAATGAGTGATGAAATAACTTTAAAACTTGAGGAAGGCCTTTACGAGGACTTCCTTGAGGAAATCCAAAATAAAAATTATGGAGGAATAAATAAATTTTTGGGAGAGCCTTGGTTCCATAAATCAGATGCTGAAATGGAAGCTGAAGCAGAAAAAAAAGTTCAGGAATTTATGGATCGCAATTCATAAATAAAAGATCAACCCAGGATCACACCGCCCGCTTTGGGCCGTCTTTCCTGGGTGCTGATCCCTGGTCCATCAGCCTGGAGGTAAACCGCGGCAGGTATGATGATGGACCTGGGATCGGTGTTACCGTGATAACAAAGTGAGGTATAGGACACCCGCAAGGGTTGAGCTTTGGGTCCTCACCACCGGTCATTATCCTAACTTACCGAAACGCGGGCTCAAGCCCGCGAGCCGGGGGGGAGGGTGGGCCCCGAGCACACAAGCGCGCGGCTGTCAATAAAAAAATAAAAGTTGACAAAGTAACTTAAATAATTAGTATGGGATTTTATAAGAAAGGATATTATGAAAATAAAAGATGCAATAAAAATTACAGACAGTTTTACAAAAACGTCTAAAATGCCGGGCCTATCGTATAGCCTGCCGGCCTGGGAGTGTAAGACCGGATGGAAGCTGGCCCAGGTTCCGGGCACGCCTTGCTTTAGTTGTTATGCTAAAAAAGGAAATTACACACGTTACCCAGCAATCAAGGCTGCACAGTATCGAAGACTAAAAGCAATTGAACACCCGCAATGGGTCGATGCGATGGCCGCTAAAATTAGAAATCAAAAATGGTTTAGATGGCACGATGCCGGAGACGTTCAAAGCGTCGAGCATATGCAAAAGATTTTAGAAGTTGTAAGGTTAACACCAAACACGCGCCACTGGTTACCAACCCAGGAGCGCCAATTCTTACCGGACCCGAAGGACGTGCCAGAAAATTTAGTTATAAGATTATCAAGATCTAAAATAGATGGGCCGAGCTCCAGCGCTTGGAGTCACGAGTCAGGCGTTACAACTTCAGACAATAGAACCTGCCCCGCTCCGGACCAAGGCGGCAAGTGTTTGAGCTGCCGTAAATGTTGGGACAAGCGAGTCCAAACCGTGGTATATGGTAAACACTAAAAATGCACGTATTCAGGCACCCAAAATTTTACGACGAGCTGCGCAAGAAGCGCAAAAAATTTCAGAAGGAACAAGCTGACAAGCAAGCGAGCGAGCAAGCACTCCAGGAAACCGTTCCACATAACGATATTGAAGAAGCGAACAGGCGGGCGGGTGGGCCCACGAGCCACGAGCAGGGGAGCGAGCAAGCAAGCGATCAAGCGTCAGATGAGGACGCTAGCAAGCAGCGTTGAATGTGATCCCAGTCATTGATTGCGAGGGAAGGTGTTTCGCGGTGGTCGGTTATAAGACCGGGGACCGCGGAGCTTTCGTATAACTTTACCAGCTTAAGGGAAGGCTGGTAAAGCAGGATAAAGTTACGCTTTTTCCTAGTGAAGTGAAACAGTTTTTGGTGGGGACTAAAATGTATTTTGTTGCCGTGAACTACCTTAAGCTCAACCATAAAAAATCCACAAGAATCGTTGTATCCCAATAGATCTGGCACACCAAAGGATGCCCAAGACTCTAGTCTTGTCCACTGGATTTTAGGTGTATTCTTTTTAATTAATTGCCAAAATTTAGACTCTGGTTTCAACGGACACACCTATTTTTTCTTACAGATTTGCGTACTAGATTCGATACATCTGCGTACATAATTTGACTTTTTATACAACTATTTATATACTTTGGCTATGTCTAATTTAATTAATAAAAAGATGGGTAGAAAGCCAGCATTGACGCAAAGGCAGATGAAATTTGCTGAATTGTATGTGTATAATGATGGTGAAATGAATCAGACTCAATGTGCATTAGAAGCAGGTTATAAGAACAGACCTAGACAAAATGCATCTGATTTAAAGAACCCTAAAAAATACCCATTGGTACACCAATACATAGAAAAATTAAGAAAAGAAGTGAGAGAGCAGCACGGAACAGACTTTCATCGTCATATGAATATGATGGGTAAGATTAGAAATATATCTTTAAAAGATAAAGCTTATGCTGCAGCAAGTAATACAGAATACAGAAGAGGCCAGGCTGCGGGTCTATATAAAACAGATGTTGTTCATCATCATATTGACAAAGATTTAAGTAGTATGTCCAAAGAAGAGTTAATGGAATATATGGAAAATAAATATGTCAATAATATGAAAGACGTTACACCAAAAGAAGATGTAATAGAATCAGCAGAAGAATTAAACCCTGATAGTGATTCAGAGAAGCAATAACTCTACTAAATATTTTTCTTGGAAACTTTTTTACTAGTGACCACTTGTTTATAACTGGTTTGTATTCCATTTGAGTCAGGTCCTTTCCTTGGTGGTAATTGGTCCCATTTTACATTAGGCATATTATCTGTCAATGTAGGATTAAATATTCTGTTAAAGTTTTCTTTATACAAATCATTGGTAGGTCTTGATCTACCATCATAACTAAATTTTTTATTTTTCATTTATTTTCTCCATACGTACTATACACCCTTTTGGGAATACATTTCTATCACTAAATAATTCATCATTAACTTCATAACTTGCAAAGGTTCTTACATTCTTTTTATCTTTGTTAAGTAGATATGCGTGAGTTACCATCTCTGAAGGCATAAAGCCCTCTGCTGTATGTAAGTCTGCGTGGCCGCTGTCACCCGTGATATCCAACCACGTGATCTTATAGAAGTAATATCTCTTCTTCTTGATCACAACAGATTTGTATTTAGATTTTTTAGGATGTCTCATATTAATATATATACTGTATAGTGAGATTTTTGGGCAAAAAAGTTTTCAAAAATAAAAAAAAGGTCGCGCGCGTCGAGTAGCAGAGTGTGCCAAGTGTGCCACCGTAGATTTTTGTCGTGGCACAGCTATAACCATTGGTATTCCTCACTAATAAGCCAAAAACAGGGGTGTGCCAAGTGTGCCAGAGGTTTTTTCTTATCACAAAAAAAAATAATAGGGGCAAATATTCTACTATACGTGGCACAGCTACCTATCTTTCAGCCCCATTTTCGTCACAAATGAAATACTAGACGCATTTGTGCCATAATTGATGATTTTTTTTACTCCTGGCCCCTGTAATTCAATATCCGCGTACGGCTTCCATTGTTTACGTATCAGATTTAGTTCTAAAATCAGATTCGCCCATTGTTTGGGACTTATGTTTGTCGCTGCTATAGTTACCTTTTTCATAATCTATACACAATTTACCATCTAGGTGGTCCATTTCGTGCTGTATGCACCTGGCCTCTAAATTGTAAAATGTCTTCTTCTCCTCCTCTCCTTTTTCGTTTTGATACTTTAGAATAATTCTAATGTGTCTTCTAACATCACCAGTTTTACCTGGAGCTGATAAACAACCTTCGTTATCACGTAATGTTTCATCAGATTTCTCTAAAATTTCTGGGTTAATAAATACTTTTTCATTAGTTTGACTGCGTGAACAGTCCATAACGAACATACGCAGCTGATATCCTACCTGTATCGCAGCTAAACCTATGCCGTGATGCTGATACATAGCTTTATACATCCATTTAATAAGTCTTTCAGTCTTCTCATCTAATGGAAAAGGCACAGTATTACTCTTTGATCTTAAAAATACGTCAGGATACTTGACCAATTCTATATACATAAGTGCCCCGCAGTCTCCCGTGAGGCACTCAATGGGCCCTTATCCATTATGGATTCTATCATAGTTTAAAAGTTGTAGATTGAAGTTGTGTTGTGGCTCTATCTTTTTTTAACACCACACGCCAGGCAGCAGAGCTATTCTGCTTACCAATTAATGTACTTTCTTGCAATTCTATTTTACCAATTTCATTAAGACCACCTTGATCGTTTTCCATATAAATAAAACAATCTGATACTGCAGTACCTTTGTTTCCGTTAGTGAACTTGTCTAGTATCTGCTGAAGATCTCTCATTCGAAGACTCATCTAGTTTCCTTCCTATTTCTTTTATTAGTTGATACCACTTACGACCCCACATCTCTCTTATTTCTCCAGATGTATTCCAATATGCTTTAGCTATATTATCCAGTCGTTTTTGATCTATTTTTATAATACTCATCTACCCTCCTTAAAAAGTTGTGCATACTTTGTTTAAACTCTTCGCCCTCAATAACAAACTGTTGATAGTAATTATCTTTTGTACACATCATCACAACACCTTTTGTAATTTGTGTATTGAATAAGATATTATGAGCCATAGCGTATGCTGCTAGCTGAAGCTTATAATCTCCTATCCATTCTGGTCTTTTAGGTTTGTTACTTTGTTTGAAGTCTATGATTGCATCTTGGCCCTTGTGTATTCCAACTAAATCTGTTTGGCCTGCGTAGAGTCCTGGGTAGTACAATGTGCATTCTGTACCATAATATTCTGTAACATCGGACAATCCATTTTGTATAATTTGTATTGCCATATTGTGAGCTTGCTTACCTACATTGGTTTGATCTACGTAGCCCTCTTCCAATACATACTTTTCAAGGATCTTGTGCATCGCCGTTCCACGCACCGCGGCCTCCGATTTAATCTTCTCTGCAGCTTCTTCCCCGATCCGCGCTGCCCAATCCGCTAGTGATTTCTTTTTCTCCTCGGGTTGTGTAGCGTCTAAAATGGTAGTCACCGATGGTAACTTCTCCGTGTCAAACACATAATGTCGTTTACCTTCTATCTTCTCTCGTTGAGTCTTTGGGTATCTATAACTATTATTCTTTTTCATATATTTTTTAAATCCTTGATATCATTTAATTTATTTAACTTCTCTTGTTTTATTTCATAAAGCGGTGCGTAAGTTTTAAAAGAAGTTCCATCATCTCTTGTTCGAAGATCACCCTTATTATAAAAGTCAGCAGTCTCTAAAAATTTTTTCTTATCCAACCAACCACAAAGTTGTACGGTCTTTGTGTTACGATTTATATTTACAAATAACAAAACATCAGAAGATATTTCTTTTTGATAGCCAACAAAATTGTGTACCCAATCATCTCTCATATCGTGTTTACGAAGCATAGATTTTACATCTACCTTTTTATTATTTACTAAAATATCAGTATCAATTCTACCTTCATTATAATTAGGAGGATCCATTTCTAACAATCGATGCACAGTTAAATCTCCAATCAAACCTGTGTATTGTTTTTCATAGTTACCATTAAATCCAGAACTACGGTTACCAAAGTTTTTATATTTTAAAACTTCAACTGCTTTTTGTCTGTCATCATTATGTATTTCTATATTAATCATATTTTATTGTGTGGGGCCCGAAGGCCCCTACTTAACTAGTGTATTCTAATCTCCTCTTTGTTTTCATATTCTTTATCTTCAAAGAATCTAGATAATTTAATTTTTTTATCAGATGATAGACCTGTATTAAAGATAGCTTGAAATTGTGAGATATAATCTTCAGTTGAGATTGCTCCTAACAATTTAGCGCCTTTAGATTTCATAGCAGCTTTGAACCTAGCAAAGTCCCATTTTGGACACTTGTCAGCTACAAGATAAGCTCTAATAAAACCTCTCTTCAAAGTTTTAGAGTTGTCTAATACATTGTTAATGTATTGCATCTCGTGTGCTATTCTATCAAAAGCAATCAAACCATTAGCAGGTATTTTAAATCTACCTTCTTTAAAATCATCCATCGTGTGTGATTTTAAACTTACTTGATTATTAAATATGGCTACCGCTTCTTGTATAGGCATATCATATTGTTTTACTTTTGACTTTAAGATCATATAATCTTTTCTCTGATACGTGCAGAAAAAATTTAAATAATCATTATAGTTCCAACCAGATCGATTAGAGTTTAACAATGCCATATCGAATGCATCATTAGAATCTAATACAATGTAGTAGATTTCCAAACCTAGATCTTTTCTAGCTTGGAATGTGTGATGACCGTCTCTTATATCCATATTTTTGGTTACAAGAATTGGTAACTTTAAGTCTTTAGCAGCGATAGCTTTTTTAATTTTACTAACGTGTGCCTCACTTATAGGTCTGTTACCTTTTGTTTTTTTAAATTGACTATAGTTTTTAGTTACAAAACAATTAGTCATTTTTTTCTTATTCATATATTTTACCTCTTCTATATATGTTGCATCGAACTAATAACACGCGTCGATGTTTTACGTGATCCACTATATTTAACGAATTAATTCTAAACTCATCATCCTTTTATAATCTTCAAGGTTTACTACCTTATCTTCCATTATCTTATCATTACAATAATGTTCTATAACTTGTTGTATCTTGGGTAGCTTTGTATGTGACCAGGGCCATATCAAACAACAAACTTGAAATGCATCTCTGAATGTACAACGCCATCTATATTGTTTTAAGTATGGTGTACCATCAACTCGTTTACCCTTACGCGGCTTGTCAGTAAGTGTGCCTACCCCTAAAGTTTCGTGTAGCCATACTAATACACTGCGGTCAGTCATTGCAATCTCCATACTTAATCTTAAACTATTGGACCACCTATACCCAGGTTTACCTTTGTGTTTCTTTTTCTTTTCCGGTCCGCGCTTAAAGTGTATTGAACCTTCACCATCAAACAACCCTGCAATATAAGCTCTGTCTGTTTCCGGAATCATTTTTTGTCCTTATATAAAACTTCTGTTTTGTCATTGTAGCCGTCATAGTAATAACCAACTACTTCTTTACGATTGTATTTTTTTTTATTTGGTATTTTTTTTGATTTAAATTTTGGTGTTCGAAGTTCTTTGGCTACAGGAT